CAGATGCAATGGCAAGATCGGCCTATAACGATAGAGTACGTAGAGAAAGGAACTGAAACACCTTACGGTAAAGACTTGTTATTATTTTGTTCACTGGGACTCAATGTTGGGTTCTTAATTGGACTATTATATGTTTAGAGGAAATTATGAAAAGCGAATATGTAGTAATTGATACTGTCTCAATGTTCAGGCAGCGTTATGTTGTTCCAAAAAGCGAAATGCAAGAATGGAACGAAGAAGTAAAATTAACTGATAAGCTGGCAAAAGAATGGGCAGCTGATGCAGTGACAACCGAAGAAGTCAAAGAGTTCAGTCAAAAATGGTTAGGTGAAACAATCACTAACATAGATTTGGTTGATACTGAAAAGATTCTTTCTATCTTTGCCGAAGACAATCCTGAAATCATTAAGGAATGGAGTCAGGCAAAACAATTAGATTTCATTAACAAATGGAAAGACGAATCTCCTAAACCGTGATATACATATATGGTACAAGATCCTGTGCCTTTTGTGATAAAGCAAAGAAATACGCACAAAAATGGTATGGAGAGTATAAATTCCTTGACATTGGAATCGAAAAGTATTATAATATACTCAAAGAAAAGAATGTAAGCACTTACGTTCTCCCACAAATTTTTGAAGACAATGAGTACATAGGTACTTATTACGATTTTATTAAACTAAATCAATATAGGATGGAAAATTTATAAATGTTAGACGATAGGGTAAATCGAATTTATCAGCGTGAGCTTGCACGACAAAAAGGCACAGTTGAATTAATTGCTTCTGAAAACTTTGCTTCAAAAGCTGTTATGAAAATGTGCGGTTCTGAATTTACAAACAAATATGCAGAAGGCTATCCTGGTCATCGGTATTATAACGGATGTGATTTCATGGACGAGATTGAAGAGTTAGCAATCTCAAAGCTGATTGATATCTATGGATGTTTATTTGCGAATGTTCAACCACACAGTGGAGCAAATGCAAACCTTGCTGTCTTTAAAGCATTCCTGAAACCTGGTGATACAATTCTTGGAATGGATTTGGCAAGCGGTGGTCATTTAACTCATGGAGCTCCTGTCACTATTTCAGGTAAATGGTTTAATTCATATACCTATGGTGTTGATGAATGGGGTATGATTGATTACGATGAAGTTGAAAGGTTAGCACAAGAACATAAACCTAAAATGTTAATCGCAGGTGCCTCGGCATATCCTAGACAAATTGATTGGGCAAGAATGAAAGATATCGCAATTGATTGTGGTGCTTACCTATTAGTTGACATGGCTCACTATTCAGGTTTAGTCGCAGGCGGTGTATATGATAGTCCTGTACCTTATGCTGATATCGTTACTTCTACGACTCATAAAACACTTCGTGGTCCTCGTGGTGGAATTATATTGTGGAATAACCCAGATTATTGTAAAAAGATTAATGGTGCAGTATTCCCAGGAACACAAGGTGGTCCGTTGATGAATATCATCGCGGCAAAAGCACAAGCATTTATTGAAGCAGACACAAAAGAATTTAAAGAATACGCTGCTCAAGTTGTTCGTAATGCAAGAGCATTCGCTGAAACATTAGATAAAGCAAAAACATTAGAAGTACTAACAGGCGGAACTGATTCACATATCATTCTTGTTAGTTTAGTTCAATCTGAACTGAGTGGAAGAGAAGCTGCCGATACATTAGAGATGCATGGAATTACCTGTAATAAAAATGGTATTCCAAATGATCCGAGAAACTTTAAAGAAACAAGTGGTATTCGATTGGGTACCGCAGCCGAAACAACAAGAGGCTATAAAGAACAAGATTTCGTTGAACTGGGGGAAAGAATTATTGACATCCTAGAGGACCCTACAAAATGGAAATGATAGCACTTAAACAGTTCTTTGAAGCTGGTATTGGACAATTAGGATTACTTGCTATATTCTTATGTCCTATGGTATTTGGTGGAATCACCACTTATTATTGTTTAAAAAGACAAGGACCGATAACCGAGCAGGTTTGGAAAGAATGGAGAGAAGATCCTAAGTTCCAAAAACAAAAAATAACAACAAGTATAAATTATAACGAATAGAGGTAAAGATGGCAAAAACGAGCAGTGCGTTCAAGTCAAGCCACAATGGTATCAAAAAAGGTACCTCAATTGGTCGACGACCAAGGTCAATGGCGACGATGAACAAATCAAAGAAAAGATCATATAAGAAGTATCGTGGACAAGGGAAATAAGACTTGCATTATATTAGGTAATGGAGAATCCCGTATGGGAATCAATTACCGAGAAGAATACCCAGATGCATTTGTGTATGGGTGTAATGGCGCATATAAAGAAAAGCCTGATGCGTTAGTTTGTGTTGATGTATATATGCAGCACTTAATTTACAAGTCAGGATATTGTAAAGAAAATCTTTGTTACTTTTCTGAATGGGAAACTCTTCCCGGTGACGAAGGTTATATGTTAGCAAAACAATTAGGCAAGCCTGTTATTTCAAACGATAGAGAAGATCGTCAAACTTGTGTTGTTTCAGGTACTGATGAATTTACTTATGTCACTTGGACAGACGATAAAGATATGGTTAGGACAATGCCTGAAATGTCAATTAGTTCTGGTTCAAGAGCACTGTTAAGAGCATGTGAATCTGGTTGGTTTGATACAATTATATTATTAGGCTTTGATGGTATGGGAGCCGAAAACATATATCAGAATCATGAAGGCTATGAAAGGTCAACTCCTAGACCTGAGTGGTCGAGAGAAAGAAATGAAATTATGTCAACTCATAAAGGAATCCTTTTTGTTCAAAAATGATTTATAATAGATTGGCATCTGCCGCTTATGGTGAAGGCAGAAAATATTTTAAATGGTGGGTAAATGTTTGGTGTAAAAGACCTCGTTAAAAGAACAATAATTTTATCACTTGTTATCCTTCCTTGGGAGATTGCTTTGGTATATGCATTTTATGAATTTATATAAATAAACATATGCCTTATTCCAAAAAAGTTATCGAAAGATTTGAAGCAGTAACTAATAATCCACAAGCACATGGAGTCGGAAGGTTTGACCCTAACGATCCTAATGTTGCGACTGGGTTAACAGGTGCACCTGCTTGTGGCGATGTTATGAAATTGGATTTAAAATTGAATCCTGAGACTGAAGTCATCGAAGATGTAAAATTTAAAACTTATGGTTGTGGTTCTGCTATTGCTTCAAGCAGTATGTTTGTTGAAATGTTAATTGGTAAGACGATTGAAGAAGCAAAGAATATTAAAGATAAAGAAATAGCTGATGCTTTGGAATTACCTCCAATCAAAATACATTGTTCTGTATTAGCAGAAGATTCAATCAAAAGAGCAATACAAGATTGGGAAGAAAAGAAAGCAGGCAGAAATGAGTCATGGTTAGAAAAGATGACTAAAAAGGAAGATTAAAGATGTATGAGTATAAAGCAAAATTAATTAAAGTAGTAGACGGAGATACCGTAGATGTCGATATTGACTTGGGTTTTGGCGTTTGGCTTCGCAACGAGCGTGTTCGTATTATGGGAATTGATACACCAGAGTCCAGAACTAGGAATAAGATTGAAAAATTATTTGGCCTCGCAGCAAAGAAAAGATTAAAAGAATTATTAAAATCTGATGTGGTATTAAAAACATTTAAAGGACGAGGAGGAGAAGATGCTAAAGGTAAGTTTGGTCGTATCCTTGGTGACTTTAATGTATATTATCATGCTGATGATCGTGTCTGTCGAGTAACTGAAATCATGGTCAAAGAAGGTCATGCAGTTGAATACCACGGTGGAAGTAAGGACGATGTTGAAAAACAACATTTAGAGAATCGTAAAAGGATTCTTTCCGAAGGACTTATTAACGAAGATACATATAATAAGTATGTAGCTTCTGGTAAATATGAGTGACATACTGGCATTTTTCGGTAATCCTTTTATTTGTCATTCCTGTCGCAGCATGGTATGCAGCTGTATGGATGACCGACTATTTTGATGGTAAAAAATAATTTCATAAAAACTATTGACATTCATAATGAACTATAGTATAATATACGGTATATGAGATATAATAATAACTTTAATAATGGTCTATCGGTCGACTTAAGACCTAGGAAAAGACATCCTAAAGATAAAAGACCACCTACACCAATGCCATTTGATGTTGCATTAAGGAAATTCAGAAAGAATGTTGAAAAGGCAGGAGTTCTGAAGGAATTGAGAAAAAGAGAATTTTACGAAAAGCCTACCGCTAAAAGAAAGAGGAAAAAGGCTGAAGGTATTAAAAGACATCAGAAAAGAATCTCTATGGAAAATAGAGCATTCAATGCAAGAGGAAAAAGAAATTACAGATAAACTATTGACATTCTTATATCAATAGATTATAATTGTTTTGTTCAGTGGGAATAAACCATGACGGCGAGATCGTAAGATTTAGGACCCACGACGGCTACCGAGTCCGGGAGCAACTTTTGAACTACCAACGGACTTACCGAGTGACTATGGTTGCGAGGTAGGACAACTGAGTAGGAATCTAACGCCAAAGGACCAACCACTGAACGACCTTTTTGAATGGATTTTATATTATGGCATTAGTTCGTGGATTATCAACGCTTAACACTCGAAAGCGTAAAATAAAAATCACAAAAGCAAAACTTGCCCAATACGAAATTGATTGGCGTAAACATAATAAGTGGGCAAAGTCAAACGGTCTTCATGACCTTCGTTACGATACTGTAGAGGAATATATAGATTATTGCTTAGGTAAAACTAAGTTAAATCGTGACGATTTCAAAAATTATTCTCAACCAAAAACTTATCGTCGTGAAACTCCACATTATCCAAGTATGGAGATGTCGATGACAAGTGCAGGACAAGGTACAAAGAAAGAATCACAAAAGTACACAGGTACATTAGTTAAGGGTATTGCTACAATGCATAAGTCTAACGCTGTTCCTGTGATTGACCAAAAACAAGCTGAAGAAATATCAAGGATGGCAAGATGACATTATATTGTGACTTTACATTTTCAATCGACCAATACGGTCTCAAGTTAACTGATAAAGACAGGCCCTTAGAACCGTATTCACAAGTTAAAATTGACAGGACTCCACTACAAGTTGGAGATACATTCACATTAGAGTTGGACCCTGATGGTTGCATATTCTTTCGTAAGACAGGCAACGAATTTATGGACCACCAACAATTGGAGTTAAACTTTGGGTAAGAACGATATTACCGGAGATAACCTAACAAGCAAAGCGCCTAATAAGGCGTATGATGATGGTTGGGATCGTATCTTCGGAAAGAAAAAATCAAAAGAAGCTCATGCCGAAGAGTTCAATGGTGAAAGAGCTAATTGGTATGGATATGCTGATGTCGATGAAGATACAGAATTAAGTTCTGAATTTGCACACCCTGCATATACAAGATACCCTCACCTTAAAAATCAAAAGATGAAACAAAAGGCAATGACTGAATTAAATTATGACGGCAACGAAGATCGTGGTCGTTACGGAGAAGATGAATCGAATGACTGAACCTTGGAAAATTATACAACAATTAGAATCTGACAATAGTAAACTTTTTAAAGAAGATGTTATCAGAGCTAATGTTGATAATCCGGAGTTCGTAGCAGGTTTACAACTTGCTCTTGATAATATGGTGACCTTCGGTGTTGCTCAAGTTCCTGAAAAGAAAGATCCTACAGGAGAAGGTATTACTCCTGAAGATTTTGTTGCTGTTGCTTCTAAACTTGAGAACAGAACATTAACAGGAAATGCTGCTCGAGATGCAATCCTTGTATTAATGGCAAAAGCAACACAAGAACAATGGAACGATTGGTATCGTAGAATCTTAATTAAAGACTTTAGAGCAGGTTTCTCTGTAAGTACAGTCAATAAGGCAAAGCCAGGAACTATTCCTGTGTTCAAATGTATGCTTGCTCATAGTGGTGATAACAATCCTAAAAGGATTACAGGAGATGTTGTTGTTGAATATAAGTACGACGGTGTTAGAGCTATTGTAATCGTTAAGAACGGTAATGCTACTATTTACTCTCGTAATGGAAAACAATTAAATAACTTCCCACATATTGAAAAAGCATTCAGTAAGAAGATGTTTGATAATCTAGTTTTTGACGGTGAAGTTATGTCAGAAGATTTTCAATCATTAATGAAACAAGTACATAGGAAAGAAGGTGCTCAAACTGAAGATGCGTATTTTGCATTATTTGATTTCCTACCTCTTGACGAATTTATGACAGGAGGAAGTACCTTACCTCTCGATAAAAGAAAGTCCTTATTAAAAGGATTTTCAGAATCCGAGTATTTTGAAGATTGTATTCGTTTATTAAAATATTATACTTTGAACATCGAAGATGATGCTGATAAGTTTAAAGAAATTAATAATGAAGCAATTGAAAACGGTTATGAAGGTATTATGGTTAAACCTATAGGTGGAGCTTACGAATGTAAACGAAGCTATGGTTGGTTGAAAATGAAACCTTATATTGAAGTAACACTTAAAGTCACCGATGTTGAAGAAGGAACAGGAAAAAATGAAGGAAGCACAGGAGCACTTGTCTGTGAAGGTACCGATGAAGGTAAGTTTATCAAGGTTAATGTTGGCACAGGTCTCAGCGATGATATGCGGGATGATATTTGGAATAACCTTGACTCTGTGGTTGGTCAATTAGTTGAAGTAAGAGCTGATGCCATTACAATAAGTCAAGATTCCGAAGACGAATACAGTTTAAGATTTCCAAGATTTAAAACATTTAGGGGTTTCACTCCGGGAGAAAAACTATGACGCAATATGATGACGTGGTCGAAAAACAAAAAACTTTGTTAGAAGCTGAAGATTGGGCAATGCAAGTCAAGTCTTTACATGTACATTCTTTTGATTCTATGTGGTATGACGACCATCCTGAAGATACAGAGAATGGAAAAATGGTTACTGACGTAGAATATAATTGTGGTTTAATTAAAAGGACACAAGACGGAAAACTTCTTCGTACTTTTGGCAAAGAGCTAAAAGGACAAGCGTTATATGACCATTACTGCCGAAGTACATGAGAACCTCTTTAATTATATTTTTGATAGGATTGACTTTTGTCTCTCCTCTTTTTGTAATAAACGCACAACCTCAGGCAGAACCAATTCAGCTTGAGGTTGATTACGTTTTAACTCGTGCTGAACATTGTATGGCACTTAATGTATATCATGAAGCAAGATCCGATAACCTAGCAGGTAAGTTTGCTGTTGCTGATGTTGTCTTAAATCGTGTATATGACACTAGATACCCTTCTACTGTATGTGATGTTATATATCAGGGTAAACACAAACCTTCTTGGAAGGACCCTAATGTGCTTGTACCTATTAGAAACCAATGTCAGTTTAGTTGGTATTGTGATGGAAAATCAGATGATCCTTATGATTCCGATTCATGGAGAGAAGCTGTTTTAATATCAGTTCAGATAATTAATGACGGAAGGTATCGTGGTTTAACTGAAGGAGCAACACATTATCACGCTGATTGGATTGAACCATATTGGGCTCCAACATTACAACAAGTTGGTACTATAGGCAGTCATGTTTTCTATAGAGCTGAAATGAATAAATAACTCTATAATTAAATTATGGAGTACATTATGAAATTCGCAGGAGTGGACTATAGTTTATCAAGTCCTGCTATTTGTGTTCATGTTGGTGATGAATGGAAATATGAAAATTGCACGTTTTATTATTATGTAAAACAAAAGAAGTTGCTACAAGGTGAAAAAGGTCAATACGTAGCAACAATGTATCCTGACAATTGGACAAGCGACCAGGAACGATATGATATGTTAGGTTCTTGGTCTTTAGAGAAAGTACTTGATGCTGACTTTGTTGGAATTGAAGGATACGCATTTGGTGCAGTAGGACGAGTATTTCAAATCGCAGAAAATGCAGGTTTATTTAAACACAAGCTTTATGAACAAGAAAGAAAGTTTGGAGTATTTGCACCAACAGTGATTAAGAAGTTCGCAAGTGGTAAAGGAAACGCAAATAAAGAAAGAATGATTGAAGCGTTTGAGGAAGAAGTTTCTATTGACATTCGCGAAAAATGTGGTATAATAAACAAATCATGGAATCCAATTACTGATATCGTAGATGCCTATTATATTTGTAAGTATGGATTCTATCAAGAAAACGGTATAACAGATGATAGTAATATTTAACGGACCCCCGGCTTCTGGGAAAGATGAAGCAGCAAGCCTCTATAAAGAAATGTTTGGTTTTGGAAACCTGTCTTTCAA